TCATTATGGTAAATAGGATGATTAGGCGTGCCTGTTAACCCTTTATTGGTGATTACCTGTCTTTTGCCGGTGCATCCAGCGGCTAATACGGTGCCTATGCCAAAAGGAGTTATGACTTTGTCGTTTTCTTTTATGTCTTGGATATTGCGATAACCGTTAGGAGTTGCTATTCTAGTATTAGTTATGAAACAAACATCGTCCCAACGATGGGTATCATTCGCCGTGATCTTAAGCATATGATCGATGCATAATTTTGTATGTTTTGCGTATTCAGTAAATGTTACAAGCTTACTAGCCAAAATAGGTTGCATCTCTAAGAATCTGGTAGCTTTAGAGCCATCTACTTTTGTGCGTTTAACTTCCCTGATTTCTAAGCCGCGCATGTCAGATAATACGCTTACCAGGGTTGCGCCTGTTGATTTCTTTTCAATTGCTGCAAATAGAGGTTTATTCTTATGTGTCATACATTCAGCATAGAAGCTCATGAATTCATCTTTAAGATCTTTGGGTTCTACTCTAATCTCTACACAATCTATCCAGTGCAAAGCTAATCTATTTGTTTTGTGATTACCTTCCTCAACGTAGTAAACGCCCCAAAAGCTAAAAGCTGTTGCATCGTTGTAGCTTTTAGATGTTTCAGCAGTGTCAGCCGTGATGAAAGTGCATATAAGCTCAGGTTCATCGGGAAGTTTTAAGAAATAGTTATCTTTAAAGAGAGCTCCCCCTGCAGGAATGGGGTTCTGTTGATATTGTGAAGCGAATACATAAGGGTTTTTCTCTTGCTTGTCCAATAATGATGCCAAGCTATTGACCTCTGGATACAGTGCGTTCCCATTATCATCAATGCCTTTGAGTATTATTGGCTTCCAGGTTCGTTCATCTTTACCACTAAGGAAATATGCGGGTAAGTCATCCTCATGTAATCGTTGTCCGATAAATATGATGGGGACATTCGGGCCTCTAGGGCGTTGTAATATAGTTTCGCGGTAGTTATCAATGACTGTTTGTCTAATTGTGTCGGAATGTACTTCGTCGGGTTTATGTAGGTCATCTAGTATTATCGCCCCTGTGAAATGATTACAATTTGGCAATCCAGCATCTTGACCAGTGATTGCGCCCGCTGAACCAAACGCTTTAACTGAACCACCTTGAATTGTTTGGAAGTGATCTTTAGCTTTACTATCATGTCTTATTTCCACTCCAAACATAGCTTTGTAATAAGGATGTTGAATTATTCTTTTAGTGAAGTCTGTGTGTTTTGTAGCCAAGGTCTTTCCATATGAAACATAAAGATATTGACTGTTCTGCCAGCGTGCCATCGTCCAGGAAACCCACATGCTGCAAATAGTTGATTTGCCGGAACCAGGAGGCACATTACACAAAATAGAAAGGACTTCCAGGTTAGCTGCAAGCGTAAGTTCGTTGGCAATTGTAATAAAGTGTGACTCACGGTCTCTAGGCTTACTTATTAAAAATTCCCTGCCTGTAGCCAGCGGGAAAAATGTTTTCATAAAAAAAAGAAAATCTGTCAATAAATGAAATTTTAGCTGAGCTTGTGCTTCATTCTCATTATTTAGTTTGAGCATTCAAAAGCTCTAATGTTCGTTCATTGATGAGGCGCTGTGTTTCTTTAGCTGAATTATCATCGTCAGACTTTTCGGCTTGATTGCCGTATATCTTAGGCATAAGTTTAGCAGCAAGAAACTTTCGTGTTTCTATTCTTAATCGAGAACGATTAACATGCTCGCCGTTTAATTTCCAACCTTCTGGTTTATCTTTATCGGGTAGTGTTTCCATCCAATCATTAGTGCCATCATCCGAAATATCAAGCGTTTCTTCCGCTAATAATTCAGCTTGCGCTATCTTTGCTTTTGTGTACAGGTCGGAAAAAACTCTATTTTTATAACGCCAAGCAAACACAGTATCGTGATTTGGCATATCGTCATACATAGAACATAATTTTTTTAAACCGAATGTTGATGTTGCTACGCGTTCGCAAATTAATTCGGCTAATTCTTCAGTGTAAATACTTGGTCTTCCAGAAGGCATTATTAATCCTTTAATGTGCAGAGAGCGCCCTAAGACGCTCTCGTATCTTTCTTTGCGCTAGGCAAATGAGATTATAAAATAATATTAAATCTTTGGACCAATTTGAACATTAGAATGAGGACGTTTCATATTCTCTTCTGGTTCACCTGGCTCACAATATTTTGGTTGTTGTGCATTTTGCTTATTTACATGCTTTCCATACCATGAAGGCACCCCATTGTAATGAGTATCTTCTTTCGCTTCTGTGTAATCTTTTACGTTTGTATCAATAGCCATTTTATTTCCTTGCAAGAATAAATAACAAATTTACATAATATGTCATTACATTAGCACACAATTTGTTCTTTTGTAACGTTTCTATTTGACATCATTGAAATGACCTTTATCAACTCATTTTTCAATCTGTGGTTTTGAACCCTAACTTCGTTGCACTCTGCTCTTAGTAAGTTGTATTCCTGCCTAAAGTTTCTTCGGTTGATTACGGTCATGTCTTTCATTGCAAAGCCTCATAAGGGTTGTGGTTGTTAAGTCGGCTTAGGATTATATCTAAATGAGCAAAATTGGCTAGGTAAATCAAGGGACGAAAATCCTTTAAATCTAGCTAAAAACTGTCTCTTGAAATATTTTCATATTCGTGAATGCCATTTGGCCAGTCGGTTACATTTTGTCACCAACTGTCCGGGATTTCCGGACGGTTCAGATATTAGGAAATACCTAATAACTCAATTCTCCCTTATTCGAGGGAATTAGAAAAAGACGAGCGGTGTTGTAATTTATTTACAGTCATTGTAAAATGATTTCAGTAAGTAATTATTAACAAGGGGAAAGAAAATGAGCATTTTAATAGTAAGATTAAAATCAACGGGCGAAATAGTTAATAGCTTTATGGGTAGAGACCATTCCCATGCATCTGAGAAAGCCTATGATGCGGGATATTGCGGTTCACAATATAGCTGGGAGATTCGTTAATATGAAAGTTATTAATAGAAACATAGAAATAGGCACGCTCGTGAAAGTTGAAGGCGGCTTTGATGAATGGCATAAGGTCATAGCCTTTCAAAATGACAGAAAAATACTAAGGGTTGAAGACATGGCGGGATATTTTCAAGAAGGACACATATTAAAATATACAAACTATATTCATACAAAGAGTGATTAAAAATAAATAGAATTAAACACAGTATCTATCATTGGTATTTTACCTTAATAATGACACTTCCTCATTTTTTCAACAACTTAAGGAATTATCATGGTAGATACTTTAAATCACGAAGATTGTGACGGATGCAAAATTGTTATTAATTGCGGCGGTGGTAACAAGCCAGTCGACAATATGCCAGAATTTGCAGAAGTTTATTCTAATGCTAATCAAACTTTATTGCCTTCCTTGGCACCGAATGCGCCTGGACAAGTTGTTCAGCTTGAAAAGTCAGTATTTGCAACTGCTAATATTGATATCTCACAAGCTGCGGCAAACGGTAAAGTAACTGTTAACAAAGCTGGTTGGTACGATATCGCGACGGGAATTTGTGCAAACTTAAACCCGATTGCAAGCCCTTTACCAGTTTGGTCTCTAAGCTTATTTGTAAATGGCGTGCTAGTTCCTGGCTCAACATTCGCAAATATGACAATTAGTCCTGTTCAGTTAGCTCAAGAAATTGTCGCTGATGTATTCGTTCATTTGAATGCAGGTGACATTGTAACTTTAGCTAATACTTCCGTTTCTTCAATTCAATTAAGCGCTCCCGGCGTGGCATTGGGTTCGAATGCGCAAGCCAATTCGGCGTATATGAAAATGTCGTTGCTAAAGGCTGACTAGTCTCTGACAGATGTTAAGGGTCGCTCCCTTGATATCCTTACTTTAAATATTCATCAATTTCACTCATAAAATAATCAATATCGTAAACTTCCATCGTTGAATAATGCGCTTTCGTTGCGCGCTCTTTAAAATCTAATTGTGCTTTTGTCAGTTTATCGGCTTTCTTTTTAACTTCTATCCACATCCCAGGGATAACGCTTATTAAAGCGCCATCTTGATATGTCAACTTAACCTTTGCGCAAAAGTAATCATAAACTCCCGGCAAAAGTCCCTCGTCTTTTAGTTTTTTTCCTTGTTGCGGGCTTCTTTTACCTTCGTTGGGAATATGTATAAAAAGCACGTCGGGATATTTTGTACGCATATAATCGCAGATTGCTTTGCAAAGCTGTGAGTGGGATGGATCGCCATCTTGCTTTGTCATCTTTGCGCGTCCGACGATTTTCACACTATCTTTGGGAGTCATATTAATTAACAGTTTCTTGTTGTTCGTTAGATGCTACAACTTTTGGAGGTTCAAAAGTTTCAGGTGGCATCAAATCTTTTCCGGTGATGTCACCTTGACTCAGCGCTAAATGCTTGATGCATTTCATAAGCTCGCCAAGGGCTAGATTTGTATTTTCAATCAACGCAGGATCAACAGCAATGGGCATCCCTGGATATATTTCCGCAAATAATATCGCTATTGATTTTAAACATTCGTTAGCTGCTAAGATTTTTGCTTTCACGTCCGTCATATCTTTTCCTTATGTTGCTCAATAAAATCGACTGTATTATCAATATCAGTAAAATAAATATGGGATACGCCATGATCAACTCTAAACCATGGGTTACCGTCCTTAAATTCGCCATAAATATAATAAATTTCTTTGCCTTGGCTTATCATCAAAGGAGGCTTTCCAAGTATAAAATGTTTCTTTCTTGTGAAAAAATGGTGATAAATGCGGGATTTTATGTCATTCATGCCAATATGTTCCAAAATTCCCTTGCTAAGATTTTATCGAATTCTGCAGGATAGTCATTACCAGACATAAAATAATCATTCATTCTTCTAAGGTTCTTTTTTCTAAGTGCGCTGAGAATTTGTGCACGAAAAAACAGCTTTTTAAGGGGATTAATATTTTTAATCATTATATGCATACCTAAAAATATATGCGGCCGCGCGCATACCTAAAGAAAAAAAAGAGAGGCCGTTGTTATATAAATTAACAAATCAGTAATTATAACCTTCCCATCCTTTTGGTTTGGGTCTTACATTATCAATCACCAAGGGTCGAGGTCCGCTGGGCTCTCTGAGCAATTTAACGATTTCTCTCGCTTCAATTTCGGAATATTCAATCAAGCGCTGATAATTCTCTTCGAGAGAGATTCTAAGATCGCTAAGGGGGTAGAATATTCCCCGGCTTTCTAAGTTTGCTCTAGCTTGTTCCAAGGCGCGCTGTTGCTTAGCAAATGTTTCGGCGTGATCTATGTAGGGTTTACTCATTTCCTTTCCTGCAAAGCCTCTTTATCTTGCTCATATTGTAATACAGCTTTGTAAAAATAGTCTACTACTTCACTCATATTCTCATCAATCAAAGACTGCTTGGTATGAAGTTGGTGGTCATAAATTAAATGCCAGCGTAAATCCATGTTTTCATCATAATGCTTACGCAGGGAAGCCTCGATAAGTTTTCGAATCAAAGGTTCAAACAAAGTCATACGTCCTCGATCATATTTTTAAATCTCTCCAAAAGGAGCGGCTTAACAAAAACCTCTTTGTGATGAATAAGGCGAGCCTTTAGGTAAACATCTACTGCGTTCATAATCTTAGATATTTGACTGCTATTCAAAGGCATCGTTTTAAGAATGCTATGTAACTGTTTATCTGTCTGTTCAACTTCGCGGTAAGTTGGGAATTCGATTATTTTAGTCATTTAACGACCCTGATAATGGTATAATAGTTCGCATTCAAACATGGTAGTTTAATTTTTTGGATTTTTTATGCATTTTGTCCAATTCTTTTGAGGTTAAATAATTTGGATCTATTTTATTCTCAGACATAATTCATCCTGTAAAAGTTAGCAATAGTAATTAATTTGAATGGGCTTATTTTTAAAAATCATTGCAAGGCTGTTAAGTTCTTTAAGCTCGTTATGCAAGCATGCCTGAAAGTACTTTCTTTTGTCTCCTATGGGTCGTTTTCTATTTTGGGCCATAATCCTATCAATAACCCTTTCTGAGCGCACAGGGCCAATCTGGTAGCGAATAAAGGCGTTTTTAATCTTGTCTCTGTCGTCACGTGAAACTTTTTCCTGTTCTAAAAACATTTCTAGCTTTGACGTTGCGTCAGTTTCTTCAAGATATTCACAGTTTTGCTGCTCTTTAAGAATCTTAGAGTTAGTCTTTTCTTCTTCAGAGAGATCTATATAAGGAATAGGGTGAGTTTGCTGTAGCGTTTGCTGTAGCGTTTGGTTTTCTAACCAAGAAAAGCCTTCTAAAGTTATCCACATCTTGGAAGGTTTGCCGCCTCCCTGCTCTTTAGAGTCAATCAGTTTGCGCTCACGAAGAGATTTCCATGCCTTGCGAATAGTGACAGGATGTTTGTTGAAACGCTTACCGAGCTCTTCCGAGGTGCGTTCTTGGCATCCCAAAGCTTGATGATCTTCATAGGCGACCGTTAGAAGGTTATATTCTAATTTCGGCAAGCGAGAAATGCGTGTAGTTACTTCGTTAACAAAGGTCAATTGACTATTGATTTGTTTAACGTTTGATGTGATAATTTGCGCCATAGAAATTGATCTCTTTGTTGTGGTGACTTGGGGATTTATTTTCATAGAAACGGACCTCTGTAGGCGCTTATTTGATCAAACTTTTGCTGGGTCAATCAGATAAGCGCTGTGTTTAAATTGCCGTAATCCTATCCGATCACTTCTTCTCTTTCCAATAAATTTGTTGCATCATGACGTTGAGTCTTTTTCTTTCCCGATTATGACTCTTCTTACGTATAGGTCAGATGGGCAACTGTTACAACTACTTTCAGTTGCTCAAATGGCTTTATAACATGTCCTTAAGCTCATTCGTAGAAATCGAATAATTTTCAATTTTATTATCAAAATGATGCACAAAACATAATCCATTTGAAAATTGAGTTTTTTTGCAACCTAAATGGGCGCATCTTGGAATTATTGAAGGCATTCTTTTTTTAAAGGCTAAAGGAGAGCCGTTACGCAAAGAGCGAGCGTAATGTTTTTTACACATCCCCATTGATCGTGCGTTTGTGTCGCAATCATTTACAGAACACTTTAAACCTTTATTCACTATCTTTCGGCGAGTGCACAAAAGATCGCCAGTTCTTCTATATCTATGATAATGAGTAGCACAATAATTTTTAGTACGCGCTGCCGTGTTACAACCATCTACTGAGCATCTCTGTCTGTGATTATCATTTAAAATTTTTAAATTCCTGCAACTATTACAAAATCTTCCAAGTGACGTAATTTTTGCACATCCTTCAGTAAAACATTCTTTAGGAATGGGGGGATGCGTTTTATTATAATGAGAAGAGCATAAACCTTTTGCTCTTTTTACTTTGTCACAACCTTCAATGGTGCATAAATTTGATTTCATAAAGTTACCAAATGGCTTTAACCAAAGCCCTTCCCTGAGATGCAAATATATTGAGCATCAATTCTTTTTTCTGGATTCATGTGATGAATATTCAAATCCATTGAATCTAGCTCACCCATGGAATTGAAAATCTCAATCATTATAGACAATCCATCAGGATATTGCTTTAATAGTTCTTGTAGTTCTAGGTTAGTCATTATTATTCCCTAACTGCTTTGCGCCTGTTTGATGTCTTATCAAAAGTGTATGCAGTAACATTCCTGCTAATAATTCGCCGCATTTTTCTAATGTTAGATCATTCCCATAATCACATAGATATGTTTCATCGATGTTCAATCTGCAAATAGAAAGATTGTTATGATTAACGCTCAATATTTTAGATTTATTTTGAAATTCCTCATGATAAGAAATAGATAACTTTTTCATTAATCGGCCAATCATTATGTGAAATATTTTATTCAAATCTTGATCTAACAGATATTCATTCATGTACCGATTTCCTACCGATTTTTCAAAACAAGTAATAAGAAGGCGCTCCCACACAATTTTTAGAATACCGTTCAGGGGATGTACCAGAACGAGGGAGCGCCAATAAAGAGGCGCTGTCGGAATCTCACCGACCATGCCAGGGAACTAGACCTGACGTGAATACTAAGCGCCAATGCTGATTGTAGGATCAAGTTAACCTCGGTGTCAGCTACCAATAAACACCCCGACTGTTAAACGCAACTACCATGAAGTGCGCCGGGGCTTAATTCACCTCATTAAATTTCTCGCTCATTATTTGCTGATAAAAATAATCCAATACCATATTATAATTAGTTTCAACATGAAATGTTACATTGAATTCTTTATCGGCATACTTTAACAGCCAGCAACAATCATCCGCACCCATTCCAGCCCAAGCTATTTTTTTGATATTTGCTTCAATAAGTCTTTTCATAAGATATTCATATTCGCGATCAGTTTTCTTCATTAACACTTACACTCTTTCTTAATCTCATATTGATGTCTCATCGCATAATCCCCTATCACGCCGATAGATATAATTGCAGCTGCAACTAATATCATTATCGCGCCCAAGAGAATTACGTCTTTCATTTTATCTCATCTTTCAATATCTGTTGAGTCACAGATATCATTCTCAACTTTGCTTGCGCAAGTATAATTTCAAATTCAGTCGCAAGTAAATTGCCAACACGTGCAATTTCTCTATTTACTTCCATTCTCCTTAGCTGGTCCTTGTCTTGCTTAAAACCCATGAGTTTGACGACTTTATCTTTTATGTGCCATTCTTTCATTTTTTACAAGCCTCTTCGCCGAATATTAATCTTTCCATAAATTGCGTAATGTTAAGCTTTTGACTCTCGGCGAATTTGCGAATCCGCACATGTTCTGCTTCAGTTACCCGTATATTTATAGCCCTACATTTAGTCTGCGATTTTGGCGTCTTGTCAGGCAACTTATCTTTCTTTATGAACATAAAATCTCCTATTTAGACAATAATAGCAGAATTATTTTTATTTACAAGCGTTGTAATACGTAAATATTTTACATATAATAGTTTTGTGAATTGTGATTGACTTTGAATAAGAGAGAGAATAATGAGTGTATATATAGATAAAAAAGACGGTGAAGTTACAGCTATTCATGTTCATCATGAAGATGTAAGACTTTTGCATAGAACTTTAGAGTTATTAATCGATTTTGCTCAAGAGCATGGATTAAGCGCAACTACATTAAGAAACGATCCCCTTAATAAAGCTTTATTTCTCATAATGAGGGAGTTTTAATCATGACCTGTGATGACATTCCTTTTGACTATGAAGATGATAGGCTGCTCAGCGATGAAGAGCAGCAATATCGAGACGATTGCAATGAACGTGCTGACGATATGCGTCAAGAAGTTAGGAGTATTTGGGGATGACCAACGCTACAATGATTGCGAATAATGAAGTGGTTGAATTATTAGCTGAAATTAAAAGGGTTCGAGCGTACAAAGAAAGCGTAGCTGAGCAGGAGAAATATCTTGTTCAGCGGCTTTACAATATCGTTAATGAGCATGACAGGTTCATAACCGTTGACGAACATGGAATTGAAAAAGAAGTAGCAACCTGGAAGTATGCAAAAGATACCGAACGATTTGACGCTAAAAAGTTTAAAGAATTTGATTCAGCTTTATATGCGGATTTTGTTAAAATAACGCCAGGCGCGAGAACTTTAAGGATTTCAAAATGAAACAAGCAGCAAGCATATTAAGCAAAGTACAAAAAGAATTAAACGCGCCTAAGAATAGGCGCAATAATTTCGGTAATTATAATTATCGCAATTGTGAAGATATCGTTGAAGCCGTCAAAAAAGTAATGCCAGAAAACTGCGCTGTAACGCTCTCTGATGATATTTGGCTGGTTGGCGATAGATTCTACGTTAAAGCCACTGCGACTTTCTATTGCGGTGAAGAAGCGGTTGTTGTTACTGCCTATGCAAGAGAATCTACTGAAAAGAAGGGGATGGATGCGGCTATGTGCACAGGTGCTGCCAGTTCCTATGCCCGTAAATACGCCCTAAATGGCCTTTTCGCAATAGATGATAGCGACGACATAGACAGTCACGATAATCGTGATGAGTCTAAGAAAGCTCAGCAGGTGGCAGCAACGCCTATCGTGTCGCAATTTCTAACTAAGGACCAAGTGTTTAAACTCTCTGAGACTGTCTTTAAGGCAAAGTTGGACAGCAAAGCAATTTGCACCAAGTATGGCGTGACATCTTTTGAGCAGCTTACTAATTCGCAGGCTAAAGAGATAGCAGCTGAGTGCCAAACTAGATATGCGAGTGTGTGACCTGCAAAGCAAGCTCGGCGAGGTCTGCCGAGCGAGCAACTGCCGTAGGCGAAATATCTGGATATAATAAAGAGAGACACCCTGAGAGCCCAATGAATTCAAGGGTTCGGACAAATAAAACATAATCTATACAAAGCCAAAGTTATGTTATATGATGCCAGACTTAATAAAAACATTAAGTATAGAAATGGGCAAATACTCTAAAGGGAAGTTTAAAAAAACGCTTGCAATGGATGAAGCCACTAGCGAAATAGTTGGTAGAATAATTCCTTATGAATATGAATATTTGAAAAAAGAGACAGGTTTTTATATGGGCGATCAAAGTTTTACAAGCAAGTTAGCAAAAGACAAAGAACTTAGGGGGCAGCCTTTATCGGTATTGTTATATATTTTAAGCATTCTAAAAAATGGTAACAGCTTTAATATATCTCAAAAGAAAATAGCAAATGAATTAGATATAGATCCCGTAAGAGTATCATTAGCCATAAAGAAATTGGTTGAAAAAGAGATAATAGATAAAGACACCGAAAGCGGCGTTCGGGGATGTTATCTTTTAAATCCTGAATATTTTTGGAACGGCGAAAGAGAAAAATCACTAAAAAATTACAGGAAAAATAAACAAAAATGAATATAGAAAACCGTGAGGAAATGTTAAAAGAATCGATGTCCATAATAAATTTATTGATACCAATTATACGGACACAGCAATTAAGCGAGCCTACATTTTTGATCATACATGAGATATTAGAGTTATGCGTTAAATATGGGTTCGATCAAGGTGTTATCCATGGCATGTTAAAAGGGCAAATGGAATCTTGTCATAAATTGGCTGAATTGATGGGCGCGAAAGAAAATGAATGAAGACGAAGAGCCTATTCTCGAAGAGGAGGAAAAATGGATAATTATCAGCGCCCTAAAGTGTTTGCACAATTTAAAGTACTTGGCTGATTTGACGATAATAAACCAGAAGAATAGTGAATTGCTGCAAGTACTGATTGAGGAAGTCGTTAAGATAAGAGAGGCTTTGCATGAGTGAAGAAATGAGTTTAATAGAAAAAGAAACGAGGGATCAAATAAAAGCTCATACCATGGCTCAGAAATATTATTATGACTTCAAAAAACAGTTTGAGCATATAAAAATTACCGAGTTTCAAATTTATGATTTTGGCAATACAAAAGAAATGCACATAGAAATGCCGTTTTTAATAGAAGCAGGATGGCAACCATTGGGGCAACCGTTTTTCCAAAATAATTGGCTGTACGTTCCTATGGTGAAATATGAGTGATCTATTAGAAGAAAATATGCAAGAAAGAATAAAAGCAGCTAAAGAAATACTTCCTCTTGGTGATATGAATTGGCTAGAACTTCGTAGGATTAATGATAGGTTGATTAATATTGCCAAACTGATAGCAAGCGAAAGAAAGATTGTTGAATATGAACTTTTAGTAAGTGATTGTTATGATGATTTCATTTCTTCTATAAATAGAATGCTTAAAATAGGATGGCGTTTAAAAGATGGAACGTGGAGCGAAATTGGACCTGAAACAAGTAAATGGCAAGGAAAAAATATTCTCTATCAAGTAATGGTGAAATATGCAGAATAATAAAATAATTGAATATAAAGTTATTTGCCATAATGTTAAATTTCAAGAAAATTTCAATAAATTTGTTAACGAGCAAATACAAAAAGGTTGGCAACCTTTCGGTTGCATTTGCATCTCATCCTTTCGGGGTGATTATTTCTATGAGCAGCCCATGGTGAAATATGCAGAATGAAGAAGAAATTCCTAAATGGGTTATTCATTGCGAGGATGTATTTAAAAGATACTTGAACGTGATAGCTTTTAAAAATGAACAGCGCAAAATGGAACCGTTATCAAAAAATGAACATGAATATTTAAATAAAATTAGAAAAGCAGGAATGTCTTATATTTCGGGGTGTCTCAATGATGAAGAGTATTTTGAAGCTCATCCTTATGTATTAATGGTTAGAGAGGTGGTAGATCCTGTAATAAAAGAGTTCGTGAATGAAGTTTTAAACAAGGCCATGGAAAATGAATCTAAAGAATCTTGACACTATTAGAGCCATAAGAAATGTCGTAAGAATGATTGCTATACTTTTTTTCATAATGATTTGTCTATCATTAATATTTGGCTGCGCTGAAATACCAGATAGAGAAATGGATGAACATTTCATGAGCTGTATAATGTTAGATGATAATGAGGCTTTTTGCTCATGAAAGACTTTGAAATGTGGGTAAAGATTGTAGGTAGCGCTATTGGTATAAGTATTTATTTTGTTTTATCGAACATGGGAAATAAAAAATAAGGTAATTATATGGGTAAAAAACTAGATGAGTCCGATTCTGCAAAAGATTGTTTTGAGGCCATTTCTTTTAATTTAACGGTGCTAAACCAAAGATTTGCCAGTAAAGGTGATATTAGTATTGAATGGCCCAACCATCATGAATATATATATTCATTAAAGAGTCTTTTAATGATTACACAAGCGCTAAATTTTCAACTTGAGAGCGCAATAAGGAAATTTGAAGGTGGGTAATAGAAACTTTTTGCAAGATTTGCAGAACATAAAGAAAAAGCTAGATAAGATAGTTGGCGATACGTTATCGTCAGATGAAGGATGGATTATTGGAGACCTTAGGGAACCCATTAAAGATTTAGAGGCCATGATTGATCAATGTTTAGAAATTCAGCTTGCAATAATGAAAGAGCAAACAAAATATTTCTTCAATAAGGTTTAAAATGCTTAAAGAAAGCAATATTTATCTTCATGATATGATTCGCGTCCTGATAGATATTGAAATGGCGATCATAAACGGAAGGTTAGAAAATGCCTATCACTTGCTCAAAAAGTTAAAAATAGGTAACCTTGATGAATTCTTTTCTAAAATGAAAGGGCAAGTTACAGATAAACTTTTTGAGATCTATGGAGAGACGCATGACAGATAGTCTTGCAGTGATGGCAAAAACGGTTCTGCTAAAAGAAGAGAACGACTATATAAATAATATTCTTAAAGCTTGCAGTGAAGATTTAAGAATTAAAACTTATACAGTTATTCGAGAGGGTTCTTGGGAATCAATGAAAAGACAAGTTGATGCCATTATTGAACACAATCCCTTGATGGAATTAGCTTCACAGCCGGTAAGCTTGAGTTTTCTTGATGTTGACAAATTTATAGCAATATTGGTGGAATATGAAGAGGGGCTTTAAATTATGGGTGTAGATTATAAATTCTTCTGTAAAAAATGTGATAAAACAGGAGGCGGCTTTTCATCGCAAGCATGGGGAACGGGAAATGCGGATATTATAGATTCCTTTAGGTTTATAATGAAACATAGGTATTGTAGTTATAGTATCGATATCCTTACTTTTGATGATTATTGCGACAAAAGCGACGATACGGACGAAGATTTGTTAGGTTATTTCCCACATTCCCATGAGTAGGAGACAGAGAGTAATGATAAAGAACATCAGCGATATTTGGAGTACTCCAAAAAATGAAGATAACTGAAGAAGAATTAATTGACAGCGATGAACCACTTGACGTATTTGAAGAATTGTTTTTTTTGGCATTTTGTCATTCTTCTTTAGTATTAAATACCTATATTGAACTATTTAAAAAGAACCCTACATATTTAGAAAATACTGCCAATATTTCTGACCAGGATCTTCAAGAAATAAATGATAAAACACATATGCCTTTTTATGATAAATGGCACACCATTTCAGATATTATTTGTCAAAAATTACATGACTATGAAGATGTGAATGAGGAAAAAAATAAACTGCAATATATTTTAGATAGTATTGAGGAGATGATTGATAAATTATGAAAGCTAGTGAAGCAGCAGATTTGACACATAAATGTTCATTAAATTTAGAGGAATTAAATAGTGTTTTTAGCGCTATCAGAGGAGCTGCAGAGCAAGGAAGAAGTATAGTATATTTTAAATCATTATCGAATAGTGTTATGAAAGAATTAACAAACCTGGACTATGTTGTTAATACAATTTTTGACAAAAATGAACATCAATATAGTGTTGCTTGGGCATGGAGTGCGCGCAATAATGAAAATAACTGAAATGATAGAAGTTTTGCAGAAAATCAAAGATACACGCGGTGATATAAAGTGCTTATTAACATCAAGATACGATCACTATGATGTCAAATGGATTGATTATTCAGAGTGTAGAGGCCATACAGCCGAACATGTCTGCATTAGGCTAGACGATAGGAAAGACGGTTAATTACAAAGTTGAAAACATATAGTTAACAGCAGGATGGATGCCGTAGCACCCATCGTTAGCCAAATGATGTTCTCAAAAGACACTAAGGGCAATCTTTCTTTTTGCCTTTCTTTTCCATCTTTTTCTCTTTCATTTTCTTCTTTTCTTTTTCGTGTTTCATTTCTTTAGCCATTTTAGTTAATCCTTATGTTTAAATTAAAAAAGAGGGGATTTCACCCCTCGCATTATTAAGCAGTTGTACTGTAAACGTTGTACGTGTAGTTAACTGTAATTGTTGCAGCACCACCGGCATTAGTAAAGTTACCCGTAGCATTACCAACATAAATACCAGTGTTAACCATGGATGCCATTGTGCCAGTAGCGGCAGCGTTCAGCGTAAATCCATTATCAGCGCCGAATCCATTGATAGTAGCAGCGGCTTCGGTTGTGCTTGCGGCGGTTCCTCCCAGCAAGGTAGTATTTCCATATTGCAAGCCAAAAGCGCCACCACCAGCGGTTACCGCACCGCTATAATCATACTCAACTGCAATTGGTGTGTTTAGCACAATCCACGTATGAGGACCAGCAGCAGGGATCATAAGCAAAGGTGTAACGCCCATGGTTAACAATTCTGCATTAGTAATAGTAAAGCTTCCGGCGGTTGAACTCAAAGGAGTGAAATCAAAATTAACTAAGAAATCTACTTTGAAAAACCCCTCACCCCCCGCATAAGATATCAATGCGATATCGCCAGTTTGCCACTGAAAATAACCCATGTTAATAGCATTGATTTGTGAAGCCTGGGTTAATAGATAACCAGGAGTCGTAATCATCGCCAAAGAATCAAGGGAAGTAATACGCACAATGCAGGGAATATTACCCCAATCGCGGCTAATATTTGTGATTCCGCTTGTGTAAACTGTCATTTTAGTTTCTCCTAAAGTTTATAATAAAAATTCTTTTATACTGTTGTGTAAATCTTTCTACGGCGCAATCTGTCTAAGTCTGAAACATCGAGGTAACCCTCTTTTTGCAAGCCAGGGTCAGTGTCACGTCGTTGTGTGTTTCTTGCATGCATAGCAGCTCCGCCCTCTTGGTCGTAAGTCTTTTTTGGATCTTCTTCGTAAGGACCATCCCAGTTTCGTTCATTATGTTTAACTGGTTTTCCTTGCGGAATGTTAATATTAAATTTTGCCATGATTATCCCCTTGGGAATTTCTCTAAAGTTTCAGCCAATCTCGCCCTTTTTGCGGTTTTACCTGTACCGTGAGCAGCTTTCTCAAGCTTCTTTTTTGGTATTTTTTTATCCGCTGCAACGTGCAAATCTTTGTGGAGAGCACCCTTTTTCATGTGCATATCCTGTATCCATTTTTCTTTAGCCATAAATATTCCTTAGCTTGCGGGCACTACAATATAGCTGATGTAAGCGGTTATTGTTCCCGCACCTGTCGCAAAGTTTCCTGTGGCAGCGGTTAAATATAACGGCAAGTTTATTGCACCGCTTGATAAGCCAGCAACGGCAGGAGCTAATCCAAATATACGATTAGCTGTGTAACCATTGAAAGTAGCGGCTGCTAAAGTGGCCGAAACTGCCTCACCACCGGCAGCGGCGGTATTAGAATACTGAACACCTATCGCGCCTCCTGATGTATATTGAGCGGTTGCGTAGATATAATTAAAGTTCATTGCAATTGGCAAAATAACATTACCTGCACCAGGCGCAGCAACTAATTGAGCGCCAACAGATGATAGCGTAGCAGGATTGATGCCAGCTACAGTCGCATATTGGATCAAATTAGTCGCAAGATTACCGCTAGCTATCGTATTTGCGGCTATTTGAGTGCCTAGAATATTAGCACCTGCGGCTAATTGAGTTCCCACAATGCCAGCATTTGCAGCTAGTTGGGTAGTAGTAATAACACCGTTGGCAATTTGAAGGGCTGTGATAGTGTTATTAGCAATCTTAGCGGCGGTTACAGCCAAATTTGCTAGCATAGCAGTGGTAATGCTGCCAGCTGGGATATCAGTCGCAGCCGCAATAGTTTCAACTCCTGTTCCATCGGCGGCTACGGCGGATATTTGAAGCTGGATGACACCGTCGGCACACACGCAGTAAACTAAATCACCGACGAACCAAGTAGAATTACCGCCAACGGGTATTTTAAAACCATTGCCTAAGTTGAAATAATAATTTGCGTCTACAACTGCCATGTCATCAGTTGTGTAATAACCCCACCATTGAGGCAGACCGTAGAAGCCAGAACGAGGTGGAACGCTCCATAGTGTAAGATTGTTTGGATTAAAAGCCATGATTTTATTTTCCTTCCGGTAGTTTTAAATTTCGTGCGTCTGGGTATATATCTGGATCGAAGCCATTTGCATGCGCTCTAGTCGCATGTTTAACCCATTCTTCATGTGCTGCTTGATGTTTTTGATGAGCTGCGTTTAATTCGGGCTGTATAGTATTATTTATCGAATTCCATTCGGCGCGTTTGGGTGGCACAGGTTGAACGTTCCATTGCGTTAAATTTCCTGCTTTGAATGTCATTTTTTAATATCCTCATTTAAGTTTAGAATTCTTTTTTACACAACAAAACTAATGATCACAACGCCTGCATATCCTGAGCCCCCAGCCCCCGCTGTAGAGGATGTACCACCAGCACCGCCGCCACCAGAACCGTAAGCTGTAGCATTGCTTCCATTCGAGCCGGCAGCTCCACCAGCTCCGCCCCCACCAGAACCACCAGCGGCAGCCGTACCGCCCGTATAAGCTCCACCACCACCACCGCCGCCATAAATGACAGCGCTCCCAGTAATTGAACTAGAAGTACCTGCGCCGCCTGCGCCCGCGGTAGTGCCTGACGCATTAGCACCGGCAGCACTTCCACCACCGCCTCCACCACTACCAAGAACGACTGATGTACCACCACTATGGCCTTGGCCAGCAACACCAGTGCCCGGAGTTGGTTCGCCATTTGTTGCACCACCGCCCGATCCACCGTTTTTAGCTGCTACTAGATAAGTACCACCACCACCACCGCCTGTTGCCGTTAGTGAACCAAAAACAGAATTCGATCCGCTAGTTCCGGCCGCCCCTGTATTTGCTCCGCCTGCACCGCCAGGACCTACCGTGACTGTATATGAACCCGCTGTAAGTAATTGGCCACTAGTTGCTAAAACGCCACCAGCACCACCCCCACCGCATGCATTACCACCAGCGGCAGTACCACCACCGCCGCCACCGCCAGCTACAACTAAGCTTGTAACAGATAATGTTGTTCCAGCGGGAGGCCCTTCAAATGAATAATCATCCTTTAGATTTCTCATGCCACCATATGCAAATGACAAAACAAAAGTATCATTTGCTGTAAAGGTAATGATTGTATTTCCACCGCTAGTAGTTACGGTTCCACTTGTAGAGGAAAAGATAGGTATTATTGGTGGGCTTGTACCGATCCATCTAGACATTACGAACACACCTCATAAGTTATTGTCGCAATTAGAGAAGTAGTACCAGATTGCGCAAGTAATCCAATGCTAGAATTTTCTTGTAAATATAGATTTGAGTCTTTCTCGATAATAACCAAGGTTGAATTTGCTGGGATAACAATTTGATAAGCTAAAGCATAGGCTGTGCCCCCTAAAGCAGCAGCACTGTAATAATTGCAAGTTACATATAAACTGCCAGAAGTAGTATTTGCTACATATAATGAATTTATTTTCCACACCTGAGAAGAAGAAGCAGCATTGGAAGCTATAGATTGAGCGGATGTAGTTAATGCAAGATTAGCATTACTCCCTGTAATTGTAGTTAATGCCAACATATTCGGAGCACTCATGGATTTTTCCTTAAATATAATAATGCTTGTTCAATTAAATCTGGATTATCCTTGAATTTTCCAAGTCCCAAATTACATGAGTTGCATAAAAGACCTCTTATATTCTTTGTGACATGACAATGATCTACCGATAATCTATGACATGTTTTAGTTATTTTTGGGAATGAACGACAAATAGCGCATCTGCTTCCTTGATTGATAAGCATTTCATTATATTGCTTTTCAGAAAACCCATAATTTCTTCTTAAATTTCCATTCATTTTTGTTTGAATTACTTTTTCTTTATTTTTCTTTTTGTATGTATATCTTTTAATCTCATTGCATACCTTACAAACAGATCTTCGTTGTTGCCATCCTGCTTTATGATAGCCAAATTTAAATAGTGGTAGCAATTCTAGACAATGCGAACATTGTCTTTCTAGAATCGTTCTCACTAATCTAACTACAGCCATAATTATCTCCCAAAAAGTAAAGCCATACCGTAGGCTTTCGCAATTGTTATTCCACTACCACCACCACCACCAGCGGCAACAAGTTCAGTAATAGTGCATTGTTTAAGCGGCACACCTGTTACAGCGCTATCACCAATAGGCACTAAATCCGCCCCCACCGGCGTAGACTTCACTGTTAAGTTAAACAGATTTAATGGATTACTATAAACTGCCGCCATATTATTGAATCTCGATTGAGCCAGACGCTTGATTGCTTACGACGGTATAAGTTAAACCGCCTGTCAACGCATCACATTCTAGCCGAATACTATCAAAAGCACCTGGCATTGTTAGAGAGCCAGATGTCGCAGTAGTTAAATTTGAAAACATTCTTGCTTGCTGCGATGTGTTTAAAGCAATAATAAATCCAGCTGTATTTGCCTCACCACCTCTAATTTGTACCCACGAACCTTGCGTGCTTGTGGCCGCTGTGGGGAGTGTCAGCGTACATGCGCCCCCTGTATAATTTACGTAATAAGTTGTATTGACTGCCATCGCTTGAGTTGAAGCTGTAACGTTAACAACATTGCCTGTGGCGGCTAGAGCAATAACATCACCAACGGTGGTTTGCTTTAATGGCACACCCGTGACGGCGCTATCACCAAGTGGGAGTAAGTCAGCGCTAACGGGTACAGACTTAAGCGTGAGATTGAAAAGATTAAGTGGATTAGAGTATACAGCTGCCATGGTAGTTTTCCTTTAGTTAAATTGTAATTCGCCAATTGATGTTAATATTTGCCACTCACTTTCGGCAACCAAACATACTAAATTAAGCGTTGTTCCTGGCACGGTTGCAACAATCGTGCCGCCGGGTGAGGTTTGAGCGTTAAGTCCAAATATTGTTTCGCCTACGTTGCATTGAATAGTGAATCCTGTTGCATCAAAGTTAGTAATTGTTAAAATGTCGTCTCTTACTGATGTGGCGGGCATTGTTAGTGTTGAATCAACGAGAACATCATATCCATTGTTAGAAATCATCAGAGTATTTGAGCTAACGTCGAAAAAATTAAGCTGCCCGCTGCCAAATTCTATTGCTGTGTAAACTGCCATTATACGGAAATCTCCTCTAAGGTAAGGGACGATATTCCTGATTGAACAGTACCCGTCCAGTTGATATGAACAATTCCAGTTTCAACAATATAAACACCATATGTAAGAGGGCCTATAGAGCCCGGAGAATCTATATAAGTAAAAGTCACAGTATTTAATGATGTATCAACATCCCCATAAGCAGTGACACCAAAACTAGAGCCACCCGTTATAATTGTGCCATTTCTAGTAAACGCCATGCTGAAACCACCAGCATAATTTGTAAAGTAAGTAATCATTGTTGTTATCTTTACGCGATGTGATGCGCTCGATAAAGTTATGACTGTATTAAGAGGAGTTAATTGGCTATTTGGGCCGTAATCTGAATATCCTGAATATATATTTTGTATTACTTGAACAAGACCGCTCCCACCACTTGAAGCAACTATCAGCGGTCTTTGAGGCAATATTTCACCTGTGAAGGTAGACACTTGATCTTGAACGTAAACAGGTTTGCTTACTTGGCCAGTAGTAGGAACTATGGAGGTTAGATTTCCCATCGTTACATTAGACAAGTAATAAACAACACCGCTTGCTGGGGGGCCCCCACCATCAATATACGTACCTGTGATAGCGCCGGTAATATATCCTGATTGCTGAACAATGAATTGAGCTGAATTTGCAGCCACAATTATTCCTGCAACCTGCGCATGGGCCAGCGTATCGGCAAAAGCTAATTTGTAAGCATTGGGCAGAGCTAAGTCATTACTGATGTAAACAGATTGACCGATTTGAAAAGTATTAGTTTGCGTAACCGTGTGCAAAATAGGATTAGCAGAAGGACTCGCTAGCAAAAATGGTCTTTGCGGTAAAACCCAGCCGCCATTTGTAGAGAGCGTATCTTGCACATAGCATGGTTTGCTGACTTGGCCCGCAGTTGGTACGGTTAGAGTTAAATTTCCTGCATTGATCAAAGACAAATAATAAACAGGGCCGCTTGATACGGGGCCCCCAGCATCAATATAAGTTCCAGTTACCGCACCTGTTATGTAGCCGGATTGCTGCACTGTGAACATTGTAGAATTCGTTGGCTCTATTATTACGCCAGCTACTTGGGATGTGGCTAGTGTTATACCCCACGCCAATTCGTACGAATTAGGGGCGCTAGTATCGCCTGACACATAAACCCACTGGCCCACGTTGAATGTATTGGCTTGCACAATGGTCCTAATCCAGGGAACACTATTTTGATTAGCTGCTAACGGCACTTGATCTAAGAGCCATCCAGTATAACTTGATGCAACTTGCTGCACGTAAAAAGGTTTAATATAAAGCCCTGACGACGTGGGCATTACTTTTGTTAATTTCCCTGCGACAGTCGGTGAAACATAATAAATTTCGCCGCTATCTATTGGGTCGGCGTTATCGTCAGCTATAACAGCCCCTTTAACCTGACCTCCTTGCTGAATTGTATAAACACTACCAGGCGTCACAACAGCTGTAACCATCCATTCTGCTTGCGAGGTAGCAAGAGACGTAGCAATAGCTTTAGCAAAAGTCATATCAGCTTCTAGATAAAGCACATCACCAAGCGCAAAAGAAATGCTTTGTGTAATATTAACTACGTTATTTGGGGTTCCACCACCGCCACCGCCGCCACCAGAGCCATTGCCTTCGATAAATCCGCGCGACATCTTGATAACAGAGTTACCGTTATCCATAGCCCAGAGAACCGGCAGATTTACTTCGCCCATTACGGCGGGTGGTATTGCGCTTATGCCGCCAGCCACAGTATCTGATAAATAGTAAGGAGTACCGTCAACCAGCCCCGTAAGTAACGGTGTGCCTGTTGGCACAACACCAGCAAACTGTACTGTATAAACATCACCTGCTATAGCGACAATAAACCCGTAAAATTCTGCACCCAGTGGAGTCGTAGCTAATGTACACATCCATAAATCAGTGGCTACATCTACCCTAACAGCTGCACCCAAATAAAGAGCAGGCACAACCGCTGTTGACTGCGTGAAAGTATAGGTTATAGCAGCTCCCCCGCCTCCACCAGCTGGGCCGATTGAGTTTGCACCCCCGGTTAAACCAACAGGTTCGGCAACATTTTGTGCTACAAACTGGCTGAATTTTCTAGTAAACAGGTTAAATATAGGCATCGTTTTTCCTTAGCCTGGCAATAGCTCTAATGCGATACCGACATAAGCATCCGCATCAGGTGTAATAAACGATAACACATCCGCGCCATTTGCATAGCGTTTACTTCCATCGCCACCAGGTCTGAATTCTAAATAAGATGTGGTGGTTTGCAATCCCGCGCCAGGAGTCGCGGCAGTGGCATTCCAACCTACAAAAACATTAGAAGTTGAAGCATATGCAAAACGCACTTGATATTTGTCAGTTTCAACGCCTGGCAATGTATAAGTTTGTGCTACGCCTGTCGCCAGCGCCATTTGCACTGTAGTATTAGAAAACGTTGTAGTGTCATTAAAATTATTATTGTAGGGTACGGTAATACTAGCCATAATTTTTCCTTAATTGACGACGCCAATACGAGCATCAGCCACGTAATGATATCTAATATAAAATAATGGGGGTGTGGTTGCATTAAATGCCGGTGATGTTAATGCCGAATTAGTAGTTGGCAAGAAGGTAGCAAATTTGTTACCAATATATTTTGTTCCCCATGTTGCAATAGCATCATCTCCAATGACGGCTGTGACGCCAGCATTAACAGCAGATAAACTTACATTATTAGCGGCCCCTGTTGCTTCGGAGTAAATGGTAACTGAGGGGTATGTTTGCGTTGTCGGCGCTCTTTTTAATGTCCGAAATTCGAATGTAAAAGGAGCTTCTAAAACATAGGTTGTATACGGAGAGCCACTAGCCGGAATAGCTGCCATCATGGGCGCTGACAATGCATTATAAGTTGTATTTGCTGGAAATGATCCGGCAGTTGGTATAGTGGATGCCTGATAACTCTTTTCGTAGAAATATTCGCTATCTCTCAAAGTTTCGTCATGTGTTTTAGGTGCGGGTCTGGTTGCGATATCTCCCGAACATAAACTAATACTATTGAATGTGACAGTGTCTAAATCTGCCCACACTGATAAGCCTACAACAATTGCAAAGAAGGTTGCTGTATTGCAAATAGCTGCACCTTGCTCATCCCAGCCGTTTAGCATGATATCTGCATTTTCAGAATTTGTGGTCGATGCAGGCTCTAAGGTGAATGCTGTATTCTGCCACAGGTTAGGAACTTGCACCCATGCTCCCGAAACTGTGAAAGGAACACCATTGGCGCCAATTGTTGTAATAAACGTTGTTGGTAGGGATGGCGCATTAGCATCAGTAGTAGCCCACAAAGTAACATTCCCTGCTAAACTTCCAGCCGCGGAGGTTGTTGAGCCATTAATATTAACGCTTATTCTGTCGCTTAAAATCTTGCGAGCCCGCGCTTGATCTAAATATTGTATTAAAGCTACTTGGCCTACGCCATTAGAGGTTAATGTTATTCCGCCATTTGTCGCGCGAGAAACACTAACGGCGCTTGTCACATCTTGGTAAACAATTGTTTGATCCCAAGCATAAAAACCTGTGTTAGCTCCTAATGCTTGAGTGGCTACCGTTGATCCTAAAATCTGCGCGGGGTTTAAAGGAAAATCCCAACCCACAAGCCAACTTGGAATAGGTTTATATTCTAATTTAGGCATGTAATAATGGAATGTGTAATCTAATTGTCTGTTAATCGTGTCTTGTATATATTCAACATTACCAACCGTCGCCGATTCCGTAACTTGCACGCTAGTGACATAAGATACTCCGTTTTGAGGTAAAATTATTTGGTAATCGATATAAGCGTTGGGCGGTAGATTTAAATTAGCAAATGTTGGTATTAAATCATTGCCTTGAAATTCTGTGAAAGTATTCGTCAGGGGCGCGTTGATTAAAACTGCGATATTATTACCATTTGAAGCAGTTAATCTAACTAAAATGTTTTGAGAAGCATTATCTATGCGTGCTGTAATCGATGTAGCAACCGTCTTATTTTGCCAATTCATCCCGTTTTGATAAAAGCGTTGGCTTAGCACAGGAGGGTTTGACCATCCTGATGAATTAAAGCTCAGCGCATAAGGCGCATTTGTCGGATTCGGGAATGTTGTATTTAATGGGATCCTAGTAACAGTCATTAAACCCGAACCCGTCAATGTTAAGAACCATCCTGGCGCAATCTCAGTAGTTCCGGCAGTCGTGAATAAAAGCGGTAATGAGAAATTAACCAAGGAAAATTGTGGGTTAGTTATCTCATTACCGCTAATGATTCCTGAGCCAAATGGCGTAATGCCACCACCTGAACCATTGGGGATATAATTTTCTACCAGATAGATGAGCGCATCAGCCTGTGAAGGGGGCGCAAGGCCGTTGTTTTGCCTTATCTCTAATCGATAGACCTGCGTGTCATCAAAGAAGATATCTATCGGTAGCGTGCCATTCGCTAAGAATTCTATAGGGTCAGTCCAAGGAATGAGGCCGTTGACATCATGGAACACCGCTTGAGGAATGTAAGGTATCGTATTTGTTAATGTCCAAAGGTAGAAGCTCCCGTCAGTTTGGTTGCCAACTAAATCTACGAAATACCAGACCGGGTTAGAGCCGCGTACGAATTGAGTTCCGATGGTCATTAGCTTGTACCTGCAATTGTGTTAATTCGTTTCATCTGGCATCCTATCTTTATTCGTTTATCTTTAAGGCTAACTTATATGAGTACCATTCTATCTTTTGCAATTCTTATACCTATTGTTGTCGGCGCTTTTGGCATTCACCCTTTGCTGGGAATAATCGCCGGCATTTTATGTTTTGCTCAATCATAAAATTCATAATGTTCAGTTTCCATGAATGGGCCTTTAGTTGCTGTCCCTTTAGATGCGGCGGCTTTTCCGCCTATATTTGTTATATGATCTAATAATTTTATTACATTTTCTGTTTTGGCTTCTTTTGTAGGTGCATTCAAAGCTTTTTCAAAAGCTTTAGACCATTTATCAGTAGTGATAATATCAACCATGGCTTTGTCATAATGGCCACCTGTAGCATTTTCAAAGAACTTCTTAGTTTCGCCTAGCCAATTTCTACTAATATCAACATGCGAGGCTGAGCGAGCCGCAGTGCCTTTGATTGTTGGCTGATTGATCGTATCTTTAAATACCAACCTCATATCTTTTAATGCTTGCTGAGCGCTTGGGTTATGTTCCAAAGCTGTATGAAGTTTATTATATATTTTGTCATTTGCTAAAAATTGATTATAGAAATTTGTCCCGTGATAACCAGTTCTTCCCACATAATTTGTTGCTAATTTGTTTTCCATATAATTTCTAATAATACGTGACCATGCTTCAGGATTTTCTTTATTGAACTCAGTTGCCATGCGCTTTAGGGCGTTATTGTCTAATTCGCCAGCATCAAAGATAACATTACCAACTTGTTTTATTTGATCATCATTAAGTTTTGCAATCTTTCCGATTTGTCTTTTTCTTACCATATCAATAAGTGGAGAATCTGAAGAATATATTCCTCTCGCTTTTGCGTAATCTGAAGATATATCATCTAGCCCAGTGACAAGTTTTTCTTTTGAATTTCTAAGAATTCTAGCAAGATTCTTATCGCCAGAACGGGTTGCCGCGCCAATAGCGCCATCTAAACGTTTTTTCACTTCATCTAACACTTTAATAGAATTAGGGGCAAAACCTTCTATTTCTGATTGATAAGCCTCATCATTCAGAACTTCTTTATAATATTTGTTTATATTGCCATCTTTCGTTAGGCTGTTTAATTTATTTGGAGATATTTCCATATTTTCAGCAGCTTCATAATGAGGGCGAGCCCTATTTTGTAAAGCTTTTTCTTTCTTTGTTATTATTTTTTTAGCGCTATTTCTTATTTGTTCATATGCATTTTCAGGATTAGGATTAATTGAAGCTATCATTTTTTGAATGGCTTCATCTTCTAAATCCTTTTGGCTCTTCTTGAATTCATACAAACTTCGCTCGCCTTCTTCAGACGTTCCTAGCTTGCCTTCCAACTTGGATGCTATTTTATTTTCCCCAGCTTCCGAAGGTGTCAGTTTTGTGCCCAATCTTTGAGAGGCGACATTTTTCTCAAGTGCTAACCTCATCTCATCAGGAGTAAATTTCTTTAAAAAATCTTCCATAATTCGATTTGTGTTGCCGACAGCTCTCGATATGCCTCGACCTATCATAGGAATGGCTCTCCCAAGGCCAGGGATAACGGCGCTAATTCCGCCACCTATGCCAGCACCCTCTAATGTATTCTCTAACCTAGATTCATTAGGCTCAACATATTGAGCGCCCCCTAATGCGCCACCACCCAGCATGCCAGCCAAGATATTTTTAAGATAAGGACTGCTTTTAGCCACGGGAGCCAGCTTGCCAGCCAAAGCGCTAAACCCTCCCCCTGTAGCAGCACCTAATCCTACATTGCCTAAAATATCGCCAAACATTGTTGAGCCTGGATTAGTTGCTGATGAGCGCCCATAATCAGCTTCGCGTTTTTTAGCAGTCTCCTGAAGGGCTTTCCAGTTGTCGCCGGTAAATAATTGCATTAAACCTTGCACAGGACGTTCAATAGCTGTATTAAATCCAGTAACGCCAGACATAAAAGGATGTTCTTGATGTTCGGGAAATGGCATATCGGGAGATTCTGAAGATTGTTCCATTTGCGAATTTATATTTTTCACTTTCGAATTAGCGCGACGCTTTTTTTCTGCTTCGATTTCCTCTCTTGAGTACATTAATAGCCCCCACTCAATGCTTCCAGCTCTTCATCGCTTAAATCTTCAATAGAACGATTTCCAAGCGCCTCATCGGTATAACTTTGCTCAAAATAAGGCAAAGTATATTTACCTCTAGCCTTTTTAAGCTCTTTACCGTAATTAATCATTGGTTTTAATCGGTTTTTATAATTGGCGATAATGGCCTTGTTTGATTCATCAGTATTACCAGCATGCATTTTTGATAACTGAAGAGCCTTAAGTTTGGCATCTGTGAAGTTATTCCCAAGGCTGTCCCCGGCAGACAACACAAAGTCATTGGAATATTTAGTGAACTTTTCGATTGCAGCTAATTCTTTCTTGTCTAAATACCTTCTCGATAAATTGGCTAAAAATGATTTATCTTCAGGGTTTCCTAACAAATATGATAAATCTCTTGCCATATTAGGATGGGATTTTATGATTTTTTGCATCTCATCTAAATCATGCATTGCTTTAGATGCGTTATTAACACTAGTTTGCATTTTTATTTGATCTGCATTTTCTTGGGCTTGCAGATTTTTAGGTAATGATTTAAAGCTTTGGCTTCCCACTGGTAAATTTTCAGTTCCAGGCATTGTTATGCCATACTTAGTAGCGCCAATTTCTGATAGTATTTCAGCTTTCTTTTCTGGATCGCCCCCTGACAATGCTTCCGCCATTCTTTCAGCTTCGCTAGGCTTAGCATTGGACGAAGGCTCTCTTCTAGCTTTTTCTTGCTTTGCTCTTTCATATTCTATTTTTTCTCTCAAAAGCTCTAAATCAAGGGGTTGCTTTGATTTGTTAAATTCAAATTCTGCGGCATGTCTTGCTTCTGCCTGCTCACGAATAGCTTGCTGTTGCATATGCTGCATTAAATACTGCTCAAGCTGCTTATATTGAAGCTGTTTATTCTCTTCATGCTGATGCCATTGTCTTTCCATGTTCTGTTGTTCGTCTTGTCTTTTATTGCCAGCCATTAAGCCTTCAAATAAGCCGCTTCTTTTATTGTCTGGTAATGGAATCCTAGTACCCATTATTTACCGCCCTTCGTTGTCCATGGGTTTTTAGCACCACCAGTAAATGCATAAGCACCTGTCTTTAATAAATCATTGAACATATTCCCAGGAGCATTCTGCTTACCATAAGCCATCTCAGCACTGTTCTGCCCCATCTGATTAGCATTATTGCTCATCGCGCCCGCGGCATTAGCACCTTGACCATATATACCCTGCGCTATGCCAGCACCTTGTAAGTACTGTTGAATCATCCGGTCAATATAATGCTCCATATCTTGAGCGCCTATCTCAGCGCTTCCAGCTTGCATGGCTTGCAAGTGAGGCGTAGAACCCAGTACACCATTAGTACTTGCCGCTCTATTACCTTGTTCCATGGCGCGAGCCTGTGCGATTTTAGACGCCTCGCTTTGGTTGTAATCCTGTATCCATCTATCATGCAGCGATGAGGGATTAAGCAAGTTATTCTGTGCTTCATTTAAAGCGCCATAGGCTTCTTCACCATGCTGCGTATAAGGCTGCAAGTATTGCTGACCTTGCTGGTAATACTTATCAAGCTGTTCCTGGCCTTTTTGATATCCTTTCTCAGGATTCATAAAGCTCTTGAACCCTTTATAAAGACCGCCAATACCTAAATCGAACATTCCCATAGTAAATCCTTAAGGAAAAGCTGCAGTTGTAAATTGAACCAATACGCCACTTATCTTGCCCACGTAACACGGTGGAATATGGTCTGTGCAATAGATAAACACGCCATCATTAAGCTGACCAGCGGTATCTAGCGCTACTATCTCAGCTTGAGTTAATTCTGTCGGGCCGTATGGAATACCAAACCCGTTAAATTGGCTTTGAATATCAATGATAATTTCATTGAGCGAATCAATAGTATTCGCTATCCATGCATTAAATGGATAACTGAATTCGTCGTTATCTAAAGGTGCTGCGTCAATTCTGTCTAGGAATAATGTTGTCATTAGTTTGCGCCACCCGAACTTCTACGACGGGACTGACAGGCCCCTAGAATCACTATAGGGGCCGAGCTAACACAAATTAATTTGTAAACGCGGTTGCGCGATGTCCCCATTTCATACCATCTCATTTTCCATCGGTATTGACCAAGTTGAGAGAATTCACGCAAATCATAATATTCAAATGTTACGCCGCCATCATCAGAAGCATACAAGGAGATATTTGGCTTAAATAGCGTGTTATAAAAGATGTCATCAAATCCAGGCGTGTTGCCATCTTCAGTGATAAGAAATACAGGCGAAACACCATCTGGCCCGATATCTTCAGCTATGCAAAAAATAGGGGAACCATCAGGCGCTTGGTCTTCAGTGATAATAAAGGTTGTGTTGGCAAAAGGACCATCAAAACGATAAAAATCTTTATCGCCAAAAACGAAATCAATTTCTACATAATCAGTGATAAACTCTGAATAATCAGGCATGAATATTTGTTGAGTAACAAGCTCATAACGCATAGGATATTTAGTGAAAGCGTTTGGATCTTGCATTGTAGTATTGGGCGTTCTCGTTTCATTTCGATAAATATTCCCCGCCATTTCATAAACCGCCGGGTCACCCTGCACAGTTACTAAATGCTGGTTATTAAAGAAAACATGCTTTTCAATACGATTCCTTTCACCGTTTAATTCAATAACACGCCCCCAGCGTTGCGTATCAAAATTAAATTCCAATGCAATAGCATTATCATTCAAATTAACATCTAGCTCGCCATATCCAATATAATCACCAGCTGATACCCTATAAAATATAGTATTTTCATATTGATAGAGAAAACCGTCAACTTGGTCATTAATGAACGGATTGAGGTCAGCTGTATCAGTAGAGTTTTGCAGCAATACGTTAATAGCTTGCGTTGACATATCCTCTGGTTGCTGGCCGTTGCTTGTCATAAATGTAACGAGGCCGCTAGTGTTTTTAGCTAGCCATCCCATGCGACCAAAGTCTACATCAAGACTGAATGGGTCAGCCATTCCATAATCCCAGTTGTAAGAACTGTTTAACTTGAATGGGAATTGTCTTGTAACGTTACCAACAGTGCTTTGCGTGGCAATGTTAGACCAAATATCGGTATTAAAATCATTAAAAATATAAAGCTGGTTATGCAAAGTGCACATTTGTCTAATCACACCTGATGAACGATTAGCTAAAGCCACACCAAGCACTGTGAATGGCGATGCAGTACCTAGAATTGTGCCATTGGCCATTGTGCCTTGTAAGTTTATAGCTGACACCCTAAAGTCAGGAGAATTAGCGCTGCTTACAGTGATGCTATTGCCGAATGTTGCTACATAAAGAGGATTAGCGGGCGCATTATTATCCATAATTTGTGTCATTGTTACAGTTGCAGGATTTCCGGGCGTCTCAGTAATGAGATACATATTATTCATAGCCGAACCAATACCAACAAACGCGGTCAAAATAGCATAAATAACGTTACCGACCGGCAAAAAAGAAAACCAATTAACAGAGCCAAAAGGAACATTGCCAATAACAATTTGATTATAGAACTGATCGACCTGTATAACCTGCGTACCAACAATGAAATAAGTAAAGTTAATAGTCTTAAATACTTGACTTGGCTCTTCATTGAAAATAAGGACATTTTGCCCTGCTGATTCTATGTGTTTTCTACCCATACAAGGATAAAGTGCTTGTTCTTTTTTGGAGTCGGGCATTGCCACGCCATAAAAATTGGCTATATCACATGAAGAGAATTGAGTGAACCGACCAACATTAAAATAAGAAAATATGGGAAGCTCTTCTACAGGCATCGAATCACTACCTTTTTATATAAGTTGTTTAGCTTAAACACCAGCACGGCACCGCCAACTCCCATTTAGTAAGCTTTCTTCATCACCAACAATTGCTAGGTCTACTTCACTATTAGCCTGGATATTCTTTTCAGCCTTCATCAGTTCAGCTTCTAATTTATCCGTCCAAGCCTCTGTGCGGCCTTTGAATAATGCTAAATCTTTAGCTACGGCAAAGAGAAAATATCGATTGTAATAGCCAGGAAGTGTCGCCATCGTATCGCTAACAGTAGTGTAATTAGGAAGCTGAAACTTGCCTCTTATGAAAAATTGAAAGTATTGCGAAGGCGCTGGATAGATTCTAAATGTCACACTAAGAACATCAGGAAAAGGAATAATGAACCTCGGCAAGCCATTTAAGGGATTATATTTAAACGAAGAATGCCATTGATCTTGAGTCTTAAATACAAGCGGATAATCTACGCCCATGAGTTCTAGCCATGCGCTTTCCCAGTTCGCCATTCTTCCGATGTTAATATCATACAGATTGGGTGCAGGTGGTATTGATGGCGGACCAGCGGTGACGGTTCTTTGATTAACAGCCAATGGCACGCTTTGCGTTGAAGCAATTGTCATCATTAAGCCATCGGACGCATATGATGTTAATAAATCATTTAAGCGTCTTAATCCAAACTGCAAATCATTACCATGCAAAGGCGTTGTCGGATTGCTTGGGTTTATCAGCCGATAACTATCATCAAGAAATTGCTTAATAGTGGTCATTATTTACGACCTTTCTTTTTAGAGCGCTTATCGTTTTTATGTTCGGCTGCTTTAACAGTTGTATTTTCTATAACTGATTTTTCTTGTTGAGCTTCTACGGGGAATTCTTTTTTTGAAAACCATAGACCCGAACGAATTTCGGTTTGATATTCGGCCCATGAATTTACAAGCTTTTGCTGGCCATCAATGGAATATACAAAAGCTCTAAAACCTTCTTTTGGTATATTTCGGCCTTGATATACGACATATTCAACAGTCATGAAGCCTCCAAAAAAACCCTTCCAGGGCGCACCACGAGCAAACTACATAGGCGCCGCCCGAAAGGGCAAACACAAATTAGGACATCATTCTTACCGCGAACTCAGGGTTGATAGTGCAACCGGCAAGTACGTCAACGCGATCTAACTGTTGATAGTTACGAATATCAGCACCCAATGTCGCTGTTAAAGCCAGCTTGTAAAGGTCTGAGTAAGATGTAACTGCTTCAACACCGCCGCGTAGTTCTTTGATAGGAGGCGCCGCAAATACAATCGCTTGGGTATGAAACATCAGAGAAACGTTATGCGTTTGAGCCATGTATAGCTGAGCGCCCTGCGGAATCGGTGCAGAAATATTACGTTCGGCACTCGTTATGTCAGTAATGATTGAAGGACTTACAGTGATAGTAGCTGTACCGCCAGCGCTAGAAGCCGCAACGGCAGTTACGACGAATTGCGCAGTAGTGGTAAGCGGTTCGTAAGTCAGTGGATTAATCATGTAAACGTTTGACGCAGGGGCAACAGTAACAATATCGCCAACATTAAATGCGATTGCTTGCGATGCAATAAGACCAGTAACACTGATAGTATTTCCAGAAGTTATCGGCCCATTTGTGACTGTACCAGCGAGTTGATAGCCCGCCGGTGCGCCTGCACCCGCCTCACCAGCACCCGCAATTTGTCGAACAAGAAAATTGGTTTTGAAGAAGTCAAAACCTGATAAGTGACCAATGAATCCATCGATTAGGGCTCCTGTGTTGACCGTCATATTGAACGCGTTATATAGCGCATTGTTCAAGGATGCAGCTGTACGAGGAGAAACAGCGGCGTACCGTTTGCCATCTTCCGGGATGCCAAGTTCGGTCATGTAAGCATCTGCATCAAAAATTGTGCTTTGATCGATAGCTACATTCGGAGTTCCAACCGCTTGGTAAACTTGTTGTTGGAACTTGAACTGACAGATAAATTTTTCTACTTTATTGCCTAGCGTTTTAGCACGAGGGGCATTGCACATTTCCAAGTAGGGTTCATCGCGTGCGCGGTCGAATGTTAGCTCGAATGTGTTGTAACCGAGCATTACATGATATTGCTTTTCGATGGTCAAAGGGCGAATGATTTGAACGCGCGCTTCTTCTCTTGCTGTCGCGCCTTCACCACCTAGATAGCGTTCTTCAAGTCGGTAGTTAATTGTTTGGCCAGTAGCGTATTTGAGAGATTTGAAGTCGCCTTCGAGGTTTCTGTTGCTGACTCTAGCGAAGCTCAAACTATTCCAGAAGCGAATGAAGACGTCGTTCAAAACATATTGGGTAATTTGGAAAGTATTCAAACTCATGGTAATTGTACCTTTTTTCGAACAAATGATTACAACGCTCTGTTTAGAGCACTATTTCCGTTTGTCCGACGGTAGACACAATTACACGCCTAAATTGCTTGGGTAGCGGTAAACCAAGGCTTAGAGATACTCGCTATCAACAGTATAGATCGAACTTAATAAAATGTCACAGTAACGAAACCTAGTTATTTTTTTAATGGGTTTCGTTACTGTGACAATGTCTTTGAAATAATATAAAATTCCATATAGATATAAGTTCGTAAATGGATGTATACGTGGGTAATATTTTGTTAACGATTGAAGAAGCTATCAAACGCCTAAGAATTTCTAGGGCGCATCTTTACAATCTTTGGGAACGCGATGAAGGGCCGCCTAAAATTAAAATCGGAAGAAAAGTATTTATCCCTGCCGACAGATTGGAAGAATGGATTGTAGAGCAAATTATTTAGCGTCTACGGGCATTCAATTGAGCTAATCGACTATTCTTATCCTGTACCAACAAATCATCCAGCTCGTTTCCACTTGTCTCTTTAGGCTGAAATACCGTAGTTGTATCTGTCTTAGTCGGGCTAATAGGCTTAGGAGCTTTGCTAGTTTGCACTGATTGTTTCCTCAATTTTTCATCTAATCTGCCAATTGCGGCAGCTTGTGCTAAAGGGCTTTTAATCTCTGCAATTTTGGCCAATTCATCAGGCATACGCTTAGCCGCCGCGTAGAATAATGCCGCAGGGTCATTAACTTCGCTTGCAGCCATTAACATTGCATCAGTAACGCTTTTTCCGCCAAGCACTTCGTGGTAATCATTAAACTTACTCATACCTTGTTTAAACTTAGATTCAAATTTCTGCATAGACTCTTGCTCTACAGCTTGCTGCAGTCTAGCTGCTTGAGTCTGCTCGCGCTTATCAGCAACTTGCAATACAAACTGTTCTAGCTGTTGCTGCCAGTCCTGGTTTGAGTTTTCATCGTACTGAAAACCTTGCTGCGCAGCTGTTTGTTGTTGTTGCTGCGTAGGCTGTTGTTGTTGCTGATTGCGCTCAAATCGAGCTACACGCTCACGCATAACTCTATTCGTATGCTCATCAAGCTCAGCTTTTGTGTAAAGTTTTTCAGGTTGTGTTTCTAACCCATATTCATTTTCGGATGATTCGACTTTGTCGGCTTTTCCGACGGACTCGGCTTTGTCACCGTATTCATTAGTCTCAGCCTTTGGCTTTTCCGTCTTCGCTGTTTCTTTATTGGGGCTAACTGCCTCTAATTGGGGCGAATTAGCCCCAATATCTTTCTCTAATTGAGCTGCATCGTGGCTGTTTGTTTCACGTGAAACTTCTTGGGGCTTTTCCGGCAGTGGTTCAAGCTTTTGACCGCTCATTGCTTCAAGTAACATTTCATCTACGTTCGGACTGACTTCCATTCTTATTCTCCCGTTGTTTTGCTATCATTATTTTTGTTATATTATCTGCATGACTTATAGCATTGTCACTATGTGTCCTATCCGTTTCTGCCATATACCTAAGCTTAGCCTCTTCAAGCGAGGATGCAGCTTGTAAGTATTTCAACTGCATTTCTTTTTGTTCAAGCTCAGCCTTGGATTGTATTTCTTGCATTTCCATTTGAACTTTTTGTTTCTCAAGCTCAATCTTATGTTTCTTGTATTCAGCTTCGGCCATTGCCGCTTGATCTTGTGGGTTAGGCGTTTGAGCCTGTTGAGGCATCTTGCCACTTTTACCAGCTTCAATAATTTCAGGGGGCACAAGAGTCTTAAACCTATTCCTGATTTCAAGAGTATTAGTAAGCGGTAAGTTCTCTGCGTAGAGGTCAGCAACAAGGTTAAATATTTGCGGGTTGCCTTGTAGCGCCAAATTAAGTGATTGAAGTGCTTCAGCCTTCTGTCCTTCATAGCTTGGACCAGCTTGTAAGCGGACCTCAAAGGATCCCTTGCGGATATCGTTTTTAATATTTTCGCCATATTCATCTTGCTGCTCGTTCACCGTTATATTCTTTTGACCTTCGTCGGGCATCATTAATGATAAGACTCGCTGTGTATCATAAACCCTTGGGATCATTTGGTTAACAATTCTACCGCCAGCTGTAATAGCGCGATTAATAGAATTGAAAGCAACATAAGTGGGATAAGAACCTTGTCTAGTTCTAGCATCAATAGCCGCGCCAGACACTTCGTTGCCCTGTTGGCCTAATCTTGATGGATACATACCCGTAGAAGTATACATGTCCTCTACAGCGCGCTCATATTGATTAACTAAGCTTATAGGCAATTCAGGCGGTCTAAGCTGTTCAGGTTTATTACCATTCGGTGACTCGTCATACATTAATAAACCTTGGACAGCCGCCGGATTCGTCCATATCTTCTGTGTTTGAGGGCTTCGCGCATTCTCTTTGCTCCCAATGAATTGGTCATAACGACTAATCTTTAAGAGATAGGCTATTTGTGTGCCTAAATAGTTCAGGAAGCGTTGAGCATCAACAGCATCAGTAATAAAGGAACGACAAATCTGCTTGCCTTCTTTATCATAGGTTGAGTTTTGATCAACGAAAATAACTGGGCAATCCTCAGCGGGAAATTCTTCTTCTTCGAGGATGTAATGACCTGCCATTTTCTTGTGTATGAATACTGATTTTTTTGAAGGTCGCTCATCTTCGATTCTTACAAGTTCGCCATTCATATAAAGAGGGATTATGTCTTCTTCAGCCTCTTCTTCGGCTTCCATATCCATTTCTGGCATAGGCTGAGGCTCCATGCCTTGCGGGCCTTCTTGCATCATGCCCATATTGCCTTGCATTTGCTGAGGCTGGATGGTTTGAGGCTGCATCCCATAATCGCCACCACCCATTGCTTGTATGGATTGCTGAGCTTGTTCCATCATCATGCGAGCTTCTTTCATTTTCTCAATATGCTCACGCGATGATTCTATGAGTTCGTCCATTTCTTCTTGATTAAGTGTTTCGCCATTACTCAACTTATAAAGCGTGTCTTTTTTAAATGTGCGCTCATAATCATCGATGATTGTAACGCTATGGTCATCAGCCCATCCAAAACCTAAGTCACCTTGTATTGTAGTTTCAACCGCTGCCGCTATTTCACTATTTGTGGGGACAGCTTTTTTGCTATCATCGGCCAAAACTGTATTTTCGACATCGACGCCATATAACTGTTTAAATTTGTCTCTAGTCATCCGAGTAATGTAGCCGCAACGCATCCCATCTATTTTATTGATATGCTCAGCGCCAATATCCCAATAGCAACGGGTAGCGTCTTTGATGCTTCTATAAACGATATCTTGATCAAAGCTTTTATCGTGGGTGTAATCAGTATCGATGATAAACGCACCAAAACCGCCTATGAACGCTTGAGAGGCTGCAACTTGATAAACAGTCTTAGCATCCGATGAGAGCATGATATCTTTAACGACGATTTGACGTAGCTTGGCAGTCTCTTGTGTGCAATTGGACAAAGGTACTATTTCAATCTGAGGAGTGTTCTGTTGTTGCTCGCCAAGCAGAGTATTAATTAATGTTGAAAGCTTATTAAAAGTCAAAGGTACTTTTTTGAAGCTTTTTAGAATATCTGTTTCTTCTTCATTCCACTGTGCAGCCATGACAAACCTATGCATATTATGATATTCGTCGATGTTAAACTTAAAGTAAGTTTTCCATTTTTCGATAAAATCTCGGCATTTCTTTACTGTCTCTTCGTCGCTGCGTGGTTTCATGTGAACATCCCTGAATATGACTCTGGTATAAATGTTGGATTGTAATAAGCTTCATGATTAGCATTTTTATCAATGAGCGCTATCTTTACAGCATCATAGCAAGTGTCGCAATTTGAAGATAAAATGTCATTCGCATAATAAACGCCATGATCAATCTTTAGATTGTAGACGTATTGCATTCCCATATCTTCTAGCACACTCTCTTGAGCATGTCTTTCTATTGTGCTTGACGCATACACTTCTTTTTGCTTCGAATTCTTTTCTACAGTGCAAGCAATTCGCTTTAAATAATGGCATTCTTCGATGTCTTTCTCTTGACCATTTGTTATCCCATTGGCGCTTACATTCATCGCTGCACAAATGGGATTGCGATCTAATGGCAATAAATTTATTTTTACAAACGCTACAATCTGTTCTTTTGTTTGGATTAAAAACCCTTTTAGCGACTTCGGCTTGTTTTGCTCTGCCTTCTTCGCTTCTATGCCATTCCATAGATTTTTCACGCATTCTTTTAAGTATTTCAAGCCTTTCATCTGAAACAGGGCCTTTAAGATGTATTGCGCTATGTTCTTTCGGTGATAAACATTCAAGGTTTTCATAACTGTTATTATGTTTATCGTGGTCTTTATGGTGAATGAGATAGCCTTTAGGTATTTTTTCCTTGCTATAAAACTCCCAAACTGCTCTATGAAGGAATTCATTTTTGTGCCCAATCTGGCAAGATTTATAATATCTTGCCGATGGTGCAAGTCTATATTCAACGCCATTGAACAAAATAATATTTTTTGACGCCATCTAAACAAACTCCCAAATGATAATTTCTCTAATATTATATCATCTGTCAGTGTTGTTAAAGGAAGAAACTTATCATTATGGTAAATAGGATGATTAGGCGTGCCTGTTAACCCTTTATTGGTGATTACCTGTCTTTTGCCGGTGCATCCAGCGGCTAATACGGTGCCTATGCCAAAAGGAGTTATGACTTTGTCGTTTT